GCCAAGTATCTTTATCCCAATACCCTTCAATGTATCTTCTGTCCATATTTGGAATATGCATCCATTATCTTTTGCAAACTCTGTTGCAGCTTTCCATTTAGAAGTGTTCTTGATGTAGGTCAATGATTCTGTGATGAAACGTTTTGTTTGGCGTTGACCTTTTTTGGGCGGTACTGTCTGCGACTTTGGTTTAATCTCTATCAGATACTTCTTGCCGTCTGCAGTCTTAAAGTATACATCTATATAGTATCGGTGGACTTTATTATCTGTAGCGCAAACATAGGGAATGACGACTTCCTCTGATCCCCACTCGAGGATAGCAGGGTTATCATCTGCCCATCTGAACGTTTGCCTCTCCCAGAGAGAACGATAAACGATATTTTTTACATCACCCACGTATTTACTCTTATTTTTGGGTGTGTATTTTCCTTTGTATGTTTTCATATAAATAACACTATAATACTTTAACTCTATTTATTCGGGTAAGAAAACATGGCAACATACAGATTTCCTTCTAATCTCAGCGACGAAAAACATAACTACGTTAGATTTAAAGGATACGAAAAGAAAGGCGGTGGAGACGTTGTTAACATATGTCTTTATATGCCACCTACTGTCGCTGTTTCTGATGGGGCATCTTATGGTAATCTAGACCTTGGAATTATTGGTGGGGGTAAAGATGGCATACAAGGATTAATTGACGACGATGGAAAACTCGACACAAAAGGATTAAAACAACAATTAGACGACTCAACAGACACTGGCAATAGGGCTCTTGATTCAGCAGTTTTGCAAAAGGCATTTTCTAACTTTGGTCTTGGGGGTGGCGTTGGTGATAGAGTTTCTGATCTCGTTCTAGCAAATAAAAGTAAGGCGATTAACCCAAATACTGTATTACAATATACAAATTCAGAGATACGTCAACATAACTTTACATTTAAGCTGGTAGCAGAGAGCTCAGATGATGCTGCTGCTATTAATAAAATAGTAAATAGTTTTAGAAAATATATGTATGGCGTGAAGGATGGGATTACTGTAACATATCCTGCCGAATGGACTATAAATTTTATGGCTATAGGTGGTGGAATAAATCAGTTTATCGCTCAACCATATAAGTGTTTTCTTGAAAGTTGTCAGGCTACTTATAATACATCCTCTGGTCTAACGCATAAAGATGGTTCTCCTATTGAGGTTGACGTGACCCTTGCTTTCCGTGAGATTAAGGCTTTACAACGTGACGAAATAGTAGCACTAGCACCGAAGGAGGGGTAACAGTAATGTTTTTTGATAGTTTTCCTACAATAGAGTACATGTTTACTGATGGAGAAAAATCAGTAAAAGTCGCAGATATTTTCAGGCAGATTAAACTGGTAGACAAAAGGTTTGACGGAGCAACGCCATATCAGTTCTATGAGGTGCAAGACGAAAGACCTGATCAGTTATCAGAAAAATTATATGGAGACCCGAACTATCATTGGTCTTTCTTTATAATTAATGATACTCTTAAAGGTGGTCATAAAGATTGGCCATTGACTTCTATAGAACTTCGTGATTATGTAGAAACGAAATATCCAGAAGATAATTACACCATTACGATGTTTCGGAATTCTGATGACAATTTTAATCTTAACTCTATACACAATAGGTTTGCTGTAGGTAGCACATTAAGGGGGGTTAATTCTGGGGCAGAAGCCACTATATTGAAAAGAATACCTGAAATAAATCAAATTGTGATTAAATATACCACCTCTAATAAATTTTTAGGTGACGAAAGCCTCTCAGTGGTTGGCGGTGTTGGTATAATTTCCACGAACAGACAGATAAAAGAATATTCTGACTCTATTGCTTACTATAAAGACTTAGATGGAAATTTATTCTCCAACGCAGAAAATTTAAGTTTGCCAGAATTTACGGTGAGTTATCGGGAATCGGAAGAAGCTATTAATGATAGTAAACGGTTCATACGAGTGCTGAGAAGTTCTTTTATTCGTGATTTCGCTATATCCTTTAGAAAGTTGATCAATGGCTAATTCTCAATATTACTCAAAACCAGGAAGATACGAGCTGCAGGAGTGCGTCTTAACAGACTTCAGCGGTGAAACTGTCGACATGGCATACCTAATCTCGAGCTTTACTGTCCTCGAGTCCATCAATAGCATGTTTAATATTTATGAGTTTACTATTGTAGATGCCGTTAATATTCTTGAAAGGTTTACTGTGTCGGGTAATGAAAAAATAGAACTCACTCTGGTGAAAAAAGATACGCCTGATGGCTCTGAAGAACAGATAACCAAGCACCTTATACTTACTAAAATTGATGCATATGCTCGACCAAGTAATGAAGGTCAAGCATATAAGTTCAGAGCGATTACTGATACTGCGTTTAAGACTAGCATCAAGAGAGTCTCTCGGTCAGATAGCGACACCCCCACTGACATGATTTCAAGGCTATGGGATGAGGTATCATTTAAGACTGACCTAGTTGTCGGTGATGATGCTGTGGGTAATATGAAAATAGTTTATCCAAATCATACATATATGGATACCTTTGGGTTGTTATTATCCCGTGCGGCAAACGCTAATGGAAGCCCCTTTTACCTTTATGATACATTGTGGGGAGATGCTAATCTAATCACTGACGAAAAGTTAGTTGGAGAATCTCCTGTCGATAAGTATGTTTTCCTTACAGAAGATCAGTCATCTCCACACGAAGAAGAATTTGATAAAAATAGACTACGAATAAAAAGTTTTAATTCTAAACTTGGCGTGTCTAATTACGAAGGAATAAAACGAGGTGCGTTTTTCAGCACAGTATATTCATTAGATATATCAAACAAAACCTTTGTTGTTCAAGATTATCATATCGATGGTAGTAGTGCGACTCCTATGGATTCTGCTGGTAGGTTTACCCTTGATTCTGGCTTTACTATCGGCGACGAGCCAGCAACAGAATTTTTAGATTCTAAGCAAATATTTCTAGCAACAAACATAGCAGGGTTTGAAGAGGGCGCAACTAACCTACACCAAGAGTCAGTAAACTATATTGCAGATAGAAATTTTGTAGGCGAAACTCAATTTGCTGCGTCACACTCCATTGATATTTACGGAGACTCTAGAGTACAAGCTGGTAAGATGATTGAGATAGAAATACCGCCAGCAATGGATCCTGAGGATGTTACAGTTCCTATTGATGAATATATTTCGGGGGTATACCTAGTGGCGACAGTCATGCATACATTTGACAAAGACGGCTACTACAATCAAACATTAGGATTAAGGAAGAATTACGTGAAAGATGCTGGATCTAAATTTAGTTCTTTAAGATCTAGTAAAGGTTATGGCTAGAATGAAAAAATTATGGAGAATCTGGGCAAAGTCGCTCGGAGAAAAAGTCGGCGAAACCGACAAACAGGCAGACATGGTTGCTGGTATTAGAACCTTTTGGTGGATTGCTCATATGATAGCATGCTTTATGATTATAATACATAATGGTGCTAAATTAGGATGGTGGTTATAATGCAGAGTGCGTTTAATAAACAATTTGTGTGGTTTACTGGGGTTGTAGAGGATATTCTAGACCCTCTTATGGTTGGTCGTGTTAAGGTGCGAGCATATGGATATCACACAGAAGCGAAAACCGACTTGCCTACGGAAGATCTTCCATGGGCTACTGTAATGGGTCCAACAGACTCAGCGCATACTTCGGGAATTGGTAAGACTAGTCATGCTTTAGTAAATGGATCTTGGGTCGTAGGATTTTTCCGTGACGGTGCTGCTGCACAAGATCCAATTATTATGGGTACAATCGCTTCTACCTTTGAAGAGAAGCCACCAGCTGATGTAGGTTTTTCAGACGCTTCTGAGACCTATCCAAAGTTTCAGCAAGATACCGATGGTACAGATTTAGAAGAAGTCTATAACGACACTAACTTGTTAGCACGTGGCACCAATACCATCATACGAGAACTTGATACCGTAACTGAAGAACCTGCTACAGCTTACGCTGCAGAATATCCTAATAACAAAGTAACGCAAACTACTTCTGGTCATATTATCGAGATAGACGATACTCCAGGAGCAGAGAGAATTAATGTAAGGCATCGTTCAGGTACGTTTGTAGAGATGCATCCGAATGGCGATGTTGTACAGCATAATGGTAATCGCTTCCATATTACTACAGGTAATGATAACGTCCACATTACAGGTGTTTGTAATTTAACAATCGACCAAGATTGTAATACAACTATCTTAGGTAATTGGAATATTGATGTTACTGGGGATAAGAATGAAACGATTGGCGGAAACTTCAATGAGACTATTAATGGTAATGTTGTTGAAGATATTGGCGGTAGCGTCGATGAAAGTGTTGGTGGTGCTGTAACTGAAACTTATGGCGGAGCTCAATCTACCAAGGCTGCGACTGTGAAGGTTAAAGCGTCTAGGATTGATCTAAACTAATGACTATAATTGTAACTCCAACAGTAGTCTCGGATGTGCTAAGGGATACAGATTTTTCTATTACATTTAGTGCCACGTATAGACCTTTGCTAGCGACTGGGATACAAAGTGTCCGTGCCTATCCATCTGGAATGGGCGGTACTAACAGTTCGGTGTACGATAGTTGGGATACTGGAGTAACTTTTACAAGCGGTAGTAATTCCGTGACGATATCTGGTCAACATAATAGTGCATTCGGTGGTGATGAAATAATCCATATCCCCAAGGGTGCAAGTACGAGAATGACTACAATATATGCACCGTTTACTATTCTAGAAGATTCTCAGAATATTGAGATAGACGAGAGAACAAAGATCGGTGGTTTGTTGTATAAAGCGCAAGCAGCTGGCGACGGAGACGATGAGACCAAAATCACTTATAGTCTTTCGAGCGGTAGCGATCAAGGCGTTGCTATTGAATCTGGGACTGGTAGAGTAACAATAACTACCGTGCCCAGACCCGATATTAAAAGCCACTACAGTTTTACAGTAATAGCTACAGAAATCAGACCTAATGGTGAGAGACCTATGACTTCTGCTGAATTTGCTCGGGCGAAAGATGAGTTCCCAGACCTAGCCAAGCCAGAAGTAACTGCTGGTGTAGCTAATGTACCGCCAAATCAAGAGATAGTATCTTTCAAAGCCGACAGTTCGAATTTTGTAGACAGAAATATTACTATTGAAGTTGCATATTTAGATTTAGATGGCGATGTTTCGTATTACACAACAAATAGAACGTTGAGAGTAAGGAACGACCTAACCAAATTTTTAACATGGATAGAAAATTACCTTGAAACGTATTCGCCATTGGAAGAATAATTATGCATGAGTTTGTTATATTATTAAATGGAGAGAAAAGGGTGTATAATAATTTTGAAGATATACCCATGAAGTTTGACAATTTATTAAAGTTTAAACCTGTTCATATTCCTGGACCGCATACCGAGGAAGAGCATGAGATAAACTCTCAATGGACAGATAAATTACTAGAACTAATGAAAAGGGAGACACGATAATGCCAGCAGTAGCAAGAATCGGAGACGCAAACGCAGATCATTGTTCGCCTATGGTACAGGCTGCAGGAAGCGGTAATGTATTTTGTAATGGCAGAGGAATTTCAAGATCTGGAGATGCTAATACTCCACATGACCTTCCAGGATCTCCATGTCCTGGGCACGATACCCCAATAGGATCTGGTTCTGGGTCGGTGTACGTTAATGGTAAGCAATGCGGTAGAGTTGGAGACCCAACCTGCACAGCAGTTGCTGCAGGAAGTCCAAATGTTTTCGCTGGGGGCTGATAAACTAGTATAAATAAACGTATGAGCACAGAATTAATTTCAGATAAAAACCTTCAGGAAACCAGATCTAAGATCACTGGTACTACTAGGCAGTACAGAGACCTTTCTTTGGGGTTCAGGGTGCATCCTGAATATGGCGATATATCGCCTGTTAAAGATTTAGAGGCAATCAAAAACTCTATCAGAAATATTTTAAAAACAACTAGAGGCGAGAAACCCTTTAATCCAAAATTTGGTTGTGGTCTTAAAAATTATTTGTTTGAACCAGCGGATGGAATTACAAAGGCATCTATCCGTGAAGAAATAATGTATTCTATAGGTATTCAAGAGCCCAGAGTTCAAGTAACTGATGTTGCTATTGAAGATTACCCTGATAAAAACGCATATGCAATTACGATATCTACGGTAATTGTAAACACGCAACAACAATTTGACCTTCAACTATTATTAGAGAGATTAAGGTAATGGCGCAAACAGACCTAACAAAACTAGACTTTGATCAGATAAAAGATTCTATCAAAGAATTTCTAAAGAGCCAAGATGAATTTACAGATTACGATTTTGAAGGTTCTGGTCTGAATGTGTTGATGGACGTTCTAGCATACAATACACACTACAACGCATTACTAGCACATATGACCCTTAATGAGTCCGACCTTGCCACCGCTCAGGTTAGATCTAACGTGGTTGCTCGTGCCCAGTCTTTGGGTTATATCCCTAAATCTAAAAAGGCATCAACAGTAAATTTAGATATTACAGTTACAGGCGCAGCAGATACTCCTGCTAGGATTACCTTGAAGCGTGGGTATAAAGTAAGCGGTAAAATTAATAACAAGACGTACTACTTTGTAGTTCTGTCTGACGCAACTGCTGTTAAGTTATCTAACAACACCTATAAGTTTACTAATATTCCAGTGTATCAAGGTGCGTTGAAAACTGAAACTTACCGAACTGATGGTCTTGCCCCATTCCAGAAGTATGAGATATCCTCTGAAAATGTGGATACCGACACTTTGGCTGTAACCGTCTTTGAAACTGATAATGCATTGGCTGGAGAATCTTATGCGTTTTTCAATAAGATAAATGATACTCGGTCGGACTCCGAAGTATATTTCTATAGCGAAAATAATTTCGGCAGATATGAGTTTTACTTCGGAGATAATTACTTGGGTAAAAGACCGCCAAGTGGCTCAAAGGTGTTTGCTGAGTATCTTGTGACTGACGGAAAAGAAGCTAATGGTGTTACTTCATTTAAATCCGCAGGTTCTATCGAGGGGATTGCTCAAATTTCTATTTCTAGGTCTGAGGGTAGTGAGAAGTCGGTTTCTGGTTCAGAAAAAGAAAACTTAGAATCGATTAGGTTTAATGCCCCTGTAAGCTATGCAACTCAAGATCGTGCTGTAACTGCTGATGATTATCGCTCTTTGCTTATCCGTGAGTTTAGCGATATTCAAGATATATCCGTATGGGGCGGTGAAGATAACGACCCACCTATTTATGGTAAGGTTTTTGTTGCGCTTGCACTTAAAGGTCAAGAGAGAGTTACCGAAACATTTATCAATTCGGTTAAGCTATTTCTAAAAGACAAGAACGTTGGGGCTATCACTCCAGATGTAGTCGAAGCTGAGTATACAAATATTGAAGTTCAAGTGGACTTCAAATATGACACCAATAAGAGCAACCTTAGTGTTGGTCAAATTGAAACTTTGGTATCAGATACTATAAACAGTTATAATCAGAACAGTCTTTTATCGTTCAATGGCGTATTCCGTATGTCGAATCTTTTGTCTTTGATCGACAAAGCAGACCCTGGAATCGTCAACTCAGTTATAAGAACAAGAATGTATAAAAAATTCAGACCCTTTCCTCTGAAGCCAGAAGATTACTTAATTGAATTCCCTAATTCTTTTAATATCCCGACTAGTGGCGAAGCGACTATTGATTCGAGCGTTTTCTTATTAGATGGGGTTCAATGTAGACTAAGTGACGAACCCATAGCAAATTCTTTAAATAGAACAATCTTCGCTATTAATCATTCAAATAGCGAAAAGATAGAAAAGTACTCTAACATCGGTATTATCGACCCGACAAAAGGTACTATTCAAATAAAGAACTTAAAATTCGATTTATCTAACTTTGTTACCATTTATGTTAAACCAGACAGCTTCGATATCAGTCCTAAATATAAGCAATTGTTAAATATTCCAACTGATACAATTATAGTCAAGTCTGAATTAGATACTGTTTCACTACTAGGGTCTACTGGGCTTTCAAGCTATCAAACGTTTACGAGAGACTAAATGTCAAACAAAGAAATTACAAGAGTTCCCGAGATACTACCAGATAATTTGGCAGCAGAGTCTGTCGAATTTGTAACATTCCTTAAAAAGTATTATGAGTGGATGGGTCAAGAGGGTAATCCCTCTCATGAGGTTGACGTATCCCTAACTCAAAGAACTCTCGATAATGCTGTTGACTTTTATTTAAGTTCGTTATATAATGAGCTTGGGTATGGATTTGTATTAAATGGTGATTCTAACCAGAAAAACATAATCAATAACTTGGCTGAAATATATTCGGCAAAGGGTTCTTTACAATCTGTTAAGGTTATGTTCAGAGCATTATTCGGGGAAGAAGTAGATATTAAACTCCCCAAAGATGATATCCTAAAAGCATCCTCTGGTAACTGGCTAAGTGAATATTCTGTTATTGTTCAGGTTACTGATGGCGACCCATTCTCCATGGTCGGTAAGTATGTTGAAGTTCAAACAGATTTTCCTAATACACCCACTCAAACATTTGACGTTGAGGTTAAGCGTGTATCTCGTAGGGAAGAATCTAGTGATGTATATGAAGTGTACGTGTCAAGGTACTTTGCAGGTTTCTTCTATTATGGTAGTAAAATATACTACAAAGATGTTGTTGCTAACCTGAAACCCTCTATGTCTCAAGTTGTGAATGTTGAAGATGCTGGTTCTAAATTTAGGGTTGGGGAATCGTTCAGAGTAAACGACTATGTGAGAAATAGTGGGTTTAACAACCTAATTAGTATTCCAAATCAGTTCAGACGTAAAACCTTGAATGGATCGGGGTATGTAGGTGTTAACACCGAAGTAGCTAATAAACTTGGGCAAAGGGTTCAATTTGAAGATGTCGACGTCGATGTACGTTCAGACGGTACTATAACTCAAACTATTAAAAATACAGGTTCTAACCCCAGCGTGACCACGAAGATTATACGTGGTAAGACAATGCTTACTCGTATAGAATTCGAGAATGGCGACGTTAAAGAATTCAAAGAAGAATTAGATGGGATACCTACACCAAACCTAGCTGTTAACTGGGATGCTATAGCAGGAGCATTAACCGAACTTAGCGAAACTCATGTAGAAAGTGAGGATTCTTTCGAAGTTCCTCTTGCATTTTATAATTTCATGACCAGTTTCCCTAATGAGACTGGTTCATTTAGTACCAGTCTGCCTTCTACCTACCACCCTCCAATCCCTATACCAGACACTCATCCTGAATATAGGGCTGATGG